AGTTCATTTAAAGACACAGTATACATGAGTAACCTGTGTCAAGAAATTACATTACCCACAAAACCAATTAACCATATAGATGATGAAAATGGAGAAATTGCACTTTGTATCCTTTCCGCAATTAATGTAGGTTTAATCAATAAAATTGATGACCTTGAGCCATTGTGTGATTTAGCAGTAAGAGCCTTAGATGAAATTATTGATTATCAAGGTTATCCTGTAAAGGCCGCTGAAATAAGCACAAAGGCAAGAAGATCGTTAGGTATAGGTTACATTGGTCTTGCACACTATCTTGCAAAGAATAAAGTAAAATATTCTGATAAGAAAGCATGGAAATTAGTGCATGACCTTACAGAAGCATTTCAATACTATCTATTAGTTGCTTCTAATGAATTAGCAAAAGAGAAAGGAAAGTGTGATGCTTTTGACAAGACAAAATATGCAGATGGTCAGTTACCAATCGACCACTATAAAAAAGAACTTGATGAAGTTATCAACACTACATTAAAATATGATTGGGAGGATCTTAGGAAGGATATCGTTGCACACGGTCTACGGAACTCAACATTGTCTGCACAAATGCCATCGGAGAGCAGTTCCGTTGTGTCAAATGCAACAAACGGAGTTGAACCACCTAGAGACTTCTTGTCCATTAAGAAAAGTAAAAAAGGGCCTCTTAAGCAGATTGTTCCACAATATAATCAATTGAAAAACTTTTATACTTTGTTATGGGATATGCCTAACAACGAAGGATATATTAATATTGTTGCGGCAATGCAAAAGTTCTTCGATCAAGCAATTAGTGGTAACTGGTCATACAATCCTTTACACTTTGAAAACAATGAAGTACCATTAAGTGTAATGATGAAAGATATGTTGACAACCTACAAAATGGGTTGGAAGACAAGTTACTATCAAAACACTTATGACTTCAAAGGTGAAGAAGAAACCGTACAACCAGCAGGTTTGGAAGAAACTGTTATTGACAAATCTGTAAATGGTGTTAGTATAAACGGTACAAATGGGGACCATGTAAACGGGTCCAACGGTGAAAAAGTACCAGCAGAGCAGGAAGATGAACACTGCGATGCGTGTGCAATTTAATAAGTAAAGAGAAAAGAGAAAGAGAAATATTAATGGGTAAGACTGTCTTTAATAGAAAGAACGTAGACTTTACAAAAGAATATATGTTTTTTGGTGCTGACCAAAACACACAAAGATATGATGTCTTTAAATATCCTGAGTTTGATAAGTTGAATCAAACTATGCTAGGATACTTCTGGAGACCAGAAGAAGTGTCTTTGCAAAAGGACAGAGGTGATTATGCAGAGTTTACTGACGAACAAAAGCATATCTTTACTAGTAATTTAAAATATCAAACACTACTTGATAGTGTGCAAGGACGCGGACCTTGTCTAGCATTTTTGCCATATTGTTCTAATCCAGAACTAGAATCTTGTATTGTATGTTGGGACTTCCAAGAAACTATTCACAGTAGATCTTATACACACATTGTTAAAAATGTATATCCAGATCCTGCGGAAGTGTTCGATACTATTTTAACTGATGAAAAAATTGTTGAACGTGCAAACAGTGTATGTAAACACTATGATAAATTTTATGATATCGCTAATGAATACTTTAACAAAGGCAAAGGTGACATCAAAGAAGTTAAGAAGCAATTATACAGAGCAATGATGACTGTTAATATGCTTGAAGGTTTACGTTTTTATGTTTCATTTGCTTGTACATTTGCCTTTGGCGAACTTAAACACATGGAAGGTTCTGCAAAAATTATTTCACTTATTGCTCGTGACGAAGCAACACACTTGAATTTATCAACACACATTATTAAACATTGGATGAAGGGTGAAGATGATCCTGCTATGAAAAAAGTTGCCGCTGAACTTGAAGAAGAAGTTTATGATATGTGGCGTGAATGTGTTGATGAAGAAAAACGTTGGGCAGACTATCTGTTTAAAGATGGTTCAATGATTGGGTTAAATGCTAACCTACTTCATGCTTATGTTGAATTCATAGCAAACAAAAGATTAAAGGCTTTAGGTCTTAAACCTTTGTATGATCGTCCCCTTAATCAAAACCCTTTACCATGGACACAACACTGGTTAAGTAGTAGTGGATTACAAGTTGCTCCACAAGAAACAGAAGTTGAATCTTACATTGTTGGCGGAGTAAAACAAGACGTGGTAGAAGATACATTTAAGGACTTTAAACTATGATAGAAATATGGGGTAAACCTGCCTGCGGTTATTGTGATGCCGCAAAAAGATTATGCGAACAAAGAGGTTGGAAATTTACATACAAACAACTTGGTGTAGATTTTGACCGCGAAAAAGTAATGGAGGAGTTTCCAACTGCAAGAACTTTTCCACAAATCAAAGTATACGGAAAGCCTGTTGGGGGTTATCAAGAATTTGAAAAATATATTGATGACACTGGCTACAACGGAACTGGACACTCATTAGGATAATATGTTAATACAAGCACCCTACAAAGTAAATGATGTAATTAGTATCAAACTGCAAACAGGCGAAGAACTTGTTTGTAAACTAATTGAAGAAAGTAATACACACCTAAAAGTAAAGACTCCTCTTACACTAGTAATGAGTCAACAAGGTTTAGGTATGCAACAGTATATGTTTACTACTGATCCTGATCAGCCTGTAAATATTGCTAAAGATAAAGTAATTGTTGTTCAAAAAACACGTAAAGACTTCTCTGATACATTCACTGAAAAGACATCTGGACTAGTTACTGCTCCACCTAACTTACAAGTAAAATAAATAACTTTATGCACAGGTTTGTGATAAAGGATAAAGGAGTTCTGACAACTTATAATAAGTTCGAAGATATACCTATGAAATTTGATCATGTCATTGAATTTCATCCGTATACTCCACCAGAGCCACATACCGAAGAACAGCATAAAGAAATAGAGCAATGGCCTAGTAAGTTGCAAGAATTAATTAAGAGGGAAAGATAATGCCTGCCATTACACGTAAAGGCGATAAAGATGTAACACACTGTTCAACTCCTGTGAGAGAAGAACATAGTCCTGATGTCTATGCTAATAACATACCAATATCAAGACAGGGTGATAACAATGACAGTCATCTACTACCAGGCGTACCTTGTCCATCACATCAAGCACCTATAACAACAGGATCAACAACTGTGTTTATTAATAACAAAGGTTGTGGTAGAATAGGTGATGCAGTAACAGGTTGTACTAGTGTTGCTGAAGGTAGTGAAAACTGCTTCGCAGGTTAATCAACTAACAGTTTAGAAAAAAGGTACCATAAAGCCAGTACCGTCAAAATGAATTTTAAAGGATCTTGTCCTTTGGGTTTGAGAGTAGGTTTGGAAAATTCATATGGATTCATGCCCTAGACCAAGCCACTGGTTTGCCGTGTATATCAACTACTAGATCACCTGTGTCTTTGTACTGAGCAACCATGATGCCCTTTCCTTTTCCTGCTATGTATCTACAAGGCTTTATTTCTCTTTCACCATGAAACCGTTTTATATGGTTTGTGATTATACCTCGCGTCTTTTTACCTGCCATTATCTACCTTGTCCATTGTAAAATTTATGGTTTCGTTTTTTATGCTTATTCATACTACTAAACTTACAAGATTTTTTCTTACTAGACTGGCTAGTTTTCTTAGGAGTACGAACGTGTGCTACATAATTTTTTGCTAATTTTGCCATGTTATCTACCTAACTTTTTCTTTCTACCTATAGGGAGTGCTTGGGTCATTCTGAATTCGTGTCCTTTTTTACCTGTCCACTCTACTATAACTGATTTACTTTTTGTACCGCTTTGATAGGATTTAACGGCTTTTTTAAAACTTATATCTTCTTTGGTTTCAGTCTTATCACCATCTATAAAGGTGAAAGTCCTCATCTTTGCCATAACCCTCCTTGGTTTGTTTTGGCTAATTTTTTAGACTTTAGTTATCATTTAAATTAAAAAATACGCACTTTATGGTTGACATCCAAAACAAGAGGTGCTATAAATATAAGTGTAATTGTTGACAGCATCGTATGTCACAAGAGCAGGACCTGGGGGCGGTACCCAGCAGGTCCACCATAAACACATTGTTTTTTATGGTTAGTAGTGTGTTTATGATGGGCCTGAAATAGGATCGACTGGCTTGTTAAGGGTGAAAGAGATTACCGGTAAGGTACGACCGAGCATTATATGGGGAGACTCATGCTACTGTCCAAAAACCATAAATGCAAACGATAATTTTGCATCTGAAGAGTTACGTCTAGCGGCGTAGTTCTACGGGGTTGGCAACTTACCTGGCAACAGAAAAGTTGCACTTCTAAATACAATATTACAACAAAGCACATAGTAACGGTACAACAGGGCAATTACGCCTAAATAACAAAGAAGCAGACCGTATAGTATTATCTCAAAGAGCAGTTGACCTAGTCCTGCTCTTTTTCTTTTATTTGCAGTTTCAATAAATACACATAGGAGAACCAGTTCATGTCAGTAAAAGTAATTGATGGATTTAGATTAATTGTAGCCAAAAAAGGACAAACCAATATTGGCACAATTGAAGCAGATGCAGATAACGATACACTTACCTTAGAAGCAGGTAGTGGTATTAGTTTTACAGTAGATGCAAATGATGATAAAATCACAATAATAAACACAGTAGAATCAGAAGTCCTAGCGGCGGCAAGAGCCCCTATCTATATTAGAGCAGATGATTCAACAATTAGAGAAGTGCGTGGCAGTGAGAGTTTTGGTATTGTTGGAACTGGTGCAGTAACTACATCAAGCAACGCAGAAGGTGATATTACAGTCAATGCAAGTACTGACCTTAGCACATATGACAATACTAGTTCTGGATTTATCACAGGAAATAATTTAGGCGACCGTGCAGATGTTACAATTACTAGTATAAGCGACAATGATTTATTACAATATGATACTACAAGTGGAAAATGGCAAAATCAATCTATTACTAATGCCGGGTTTGCAACAGTATCTACAACAGGTTCTTACAACGATTTAACAAACAGACCAAATATTACTTTTTCAGGTGACGCTTCAGGAAATACAGGCGGTACACTTGGTGGTGGTGCAAGTACAGTTACTTTAGTATTAGATAGTGTTGCTACTCCAGGAACATACAACGGAATTACTATTGATGCAAAAGGTCGTGTAACAAATATTAATGTTGCTGACTTTGAACAGGACACACTACAAACTGTAACTGATAGAGGTACAACAACAAATAATAATATAACAGTGGCAGGTTTAACAATAGGCAATATTGTTATGCCTACGACATTAGGTGCTGACGGAACAGTACTGAAAGTAAACAATGGTGTAT